GGCGGCCTGATATGGGGTGGTGGCTTCATCCCAATTGCGGGGAGCATTGCGCCACGGGAGCGTGGCCGTTTCACTGGTTGTTTCCTCGAAACGGTACGTCAAGTGAGTCAGTTGAAGGTCTGGGAGTTCCGCTATCACCGTACCGTCATCCAACGTGACGGCCAAAAACTGCAAGCCGGAACGCTGCCACAATACACGCTCCGTGCCCGAGGATAGGCCGTTCGCCTGCGGCAACCTGTTAGCAAGTAATGGCATCCGACGCCTCCTTAGATGTAAGCCGGGTTGAACGTAACCGTCATACGAGCGTTATCCGATGGTTCCTCGGCGCTGAACATCCAAACATTCTCCCCGATCCCCGCGTAGCTCCATTCACGTCGGATCACACTGCCACGCGCCGGATCCGTGCCATCAATAAGAATCTCATGAGTGGAACCGTTGATAAGAATGTAATGGCCCTCACCCAAACTAAGGTCGAACGCCATGATATGGCCGCTCGGATTATGCTCCACCTGCGGGTTGACTACAGGCCCATCGATACGGATAGTCACCGGACTTGGAGCGCTACCCGTGTTCGTGAGGCGCACGCTACCCGACACGGTTGTTTCAGACCATACCCACGTTGACCCCGTGCCGGTTTTGATATCCTCGAAGCGATAGGGGAATGTCATACCGCCCTGACTGTTTGGCAGACCAGTATTCCCAGTCACTGACTGCGTATCGTACAGATACGAGTCCAAAGCGGTCAACCCGATACTGAATTTAAGAATGTTGACGCCGGCCCATTCCACCAATGGCGCAGAAGACGATTGCATGACCTGCACCTGACGGCTGATGTTCCCCAGTTGCACTACAAGCGACTGGCTGGTGATGTTGAACGAGCGTTTGAACGCATCCCAAGCGTTGATACAGTTTTCCGTGCATCTGCCGATGATATGACCTTCAACACTGATCGAACGGCCATGAGCCACGGGTATATTGCTGAACCAGCCATCCGACCATGCTTTATCTTTGGTCTGCAAGGTCGAGCCAACACCGTCGAACAGTCCCGAAACGTTCTGAAATGTTACATGCCACTCGCACCCATACGAATCAGTCCCATACAATGGGAACCCGTTCAGGGTCAGACGAACGTCGCGCGGGTCAAGGGTAAAGATAGCCATACCCTTAGTCTACCCGCGCGGTTTGTCACACGTAATGGAAATTGATCACACGCACGGTTTCACGAGCTGCCGCGTTCGGGTCAAGAGCGTTGACCGTGATAGGCGCGTTCACGCGCGGGCCACTAGTCGTGTTCATGGGCACAGGGTTGGACATGACAGGCATTGGCGTCACAATGGACGACGGTAGAAGCGAGTCCACCATGTCTTCCACCGGTCGAGTGGCCGCACGCTCGTTTTCCGATACGCCACGGCCAAGACCAGCAGGAATCATCCGACCTATCTCACGGTCGAACACTTTCGACGGGGAGTGGATGCCCAGCATGTTTTTGGCACCGTCGATGATACCGCTAACCGCGTTCTTGACCGCTGAAATGGCTCCGCCGATGGCGTTCTTGATGCCGTTAATCAGACCTTGAATAATGTTCTGGCCAGCGCTGAGAAGCCATGATCCGGCTCCGCTGAACACGCCCCTGATACGGCTCGGAATACTGGTGATGAAGCTCATCATGGAGCTAACGCCACTACTGACAGCGCTTGTGATGCCGTTCCACGCGGCGCTCACAGCTCCCCTGATACCGTTCCACACACTGCTGAAAATACCGCTGATGCCGTTCAACACGCTTGAAATGACGCTCGACACTGCATTGATGGCACTGGAAACGATACTTTTGATACCGTTCCAAACACTGGAAGCGATATTCTTGATTCCGTCCCATACTCCAGACCAGTCGCCGTTAATCGCGGCCAATACTGTGGTGATTATCGCGTTGATAACGTCCATGACGGACGTGATAACCGTTTGGATGTAAGGGAAAACCGCGTTAATGACACTCTGAATCGTTGAACCCCAGATTTGGAACACTGATTGGATGGCGGGTAGCGCCGCCTGAATCACCGTAGCGATGTTATTGATCACAGGGGTTACGGCTGTGGCGATGACGCTCATGGTCTGCATGATGTTGCTCACTATGGTAGACAACACGGGTGCAATGGTCTGAATCGCGGCCATGATGACAGGCATAACGGCATTGTTGAGATTCTGCAAGGCACTCATAAGCGGTTGGAGTGCCGGAAGCACCATCTGAATCGACGAGGCGATGTTATTGATAACAGGAGTTACGGAAGCCGCGATAACACTCATAGTTTGCACGATGTCGCTCACTACGGTAGCCAACACTGGTGCAATGTTCAGGATGATAGGCATGATGGCATTGCCGACATTCTGCAAGGCACTCATAAGCGGTTTCAACGCCGGGAGCAACTGAGATTGCACGATTCCAACGACTGGTTGGAACGCTGTCTGGAACGTTGTGCCGATCTGTGAAAGAACCGGGCCGATGGTCTGCACCAGTCCGGTAAACACGCCACCAAGCCCGCTGATTCTCTCCGCCACGAAGCTCATACTATCGGTTAACGGCTTTTTGAACTGGTCAAGAATCGTCGTACCCACGCCAACAATGGACGCTTCAAGGTTGCCCATAGCGCCTTCGATAGTGCTGGTGCTGGTCGCAGCCTCCTTCGCGGCGTCCGTCATACCCAAGTCCATTATGGCTTGATTGAACTCATCCGCGGTGATCTCGCCATCGGCCATAGCGTCGCGGAAGTCGCCAGTGTACGCACCGTTCTTCAGCATCGCTTCCTGAAGTTTTCCGGACGCGCCGGGGATGGCGTCGGCCAACTGGTTCCAGTTCTCAGTGGTCAGCTTGCCCGCGCCAGCGGTCTGTGTAAGCACCATACCGACCGAGCTGAAAGTTTCCGCGTTGCCACCGGCTACAGCGTTCAGATTACCCGCCGCCTCGGCTAGTTTGTCGAAGCCCTGTACGCCGTTCGCGGCAAGCTGGGCGGTCACGTTGCGAATATCACTGATGGAATACACGGTCTGGTCTGCGTATGTCTGAGTGCTTGCAGTAAGCGCGTCAATAGCACCGGTATCCAGACCGGCAAAGTTCAGCGTGCTTTTGAACTTGTCCGCCGAATCGGATGCTTCCACGATATCGCCGGTAAGGTCGCTAATCGCGTCAACCGCCTTACTGATACCAGAGGATACGAGACCGCCAACGGCACCGGCGACGGCACCGAACTTTCCGAACCCGCTGGAAGACTTGCTAGCCGACTTGTCAACGTTACTCAACGCTCCATCAGCTTGCCGCGCCGACGTTTCGATCTGACGGCCGCCAGATTCGATATCCTTGACTCCAGCGTTCCAGTCGCTGGTGTTGATCTCGGCGTCTAGGGTTAGTGTCGAGTCTGCCATCACAAGTCCTTCATAAGATTATTGATGATGCTGGTTATCCTCTGGTCGCCATGCTTCGAGAACGCGGAGGCGATGCAATTGAACGTCATCTGGTATTGTTCAGCCAGACGCCGCCGTCTGATACGGCGTCCCTCCCGAAGCAGTCGCATCATAAGGTCTGGGTCAACCTTGTTTTCCAACACGTCGCGGATAGCCTGCCACCCATACACGTCACCCAATTCAGCGAGGATATTAACGCTCGGAAGCGGTTTGCGGGACGCCTCCTTATGCTTGTAATCCTTCATCGCCTCCCGTTCGGCGGGAGTGAGCAGACTATCCCACGACTTCATTTATTCGCCCTTGATGTCAACGGTGATGTTTTTAGCCATAAGCCCGCACAACGCGCTCATGGCACGCTGGTAGGCGAGGTCGCTACGTTCCCGCGTCTGCGCCTTCCACTCGGAAAACTTATCAGCTGGACTCATAAGCGATTCGACCAACGGGAAGATAATTTTTTTGGCGGTTTCCAAAGTCTCACGGTTCGCAACGCCAGCGCTCAGCTTGTCGATAGTCTCAGCATTATCCAATATGGTGAGCGTATCCTTCGAGCCGAGCGGACGCATGGTGTACACGGTGCCGTCAAGCTTCACGGTGAGGGTACGGAACGCTTCTCGGGTGTCGATGCTTAAAACCGGGGTAGTCATTATTGCTCCAATCGGGTGGTATCATGAATCATGTTGCTTTTCTCGGAACCTTTATCTCCTGCGCCCGCCACCACAATTCTGGTGGCGGGCGTTACTTATGCTCACTCACCGGTGACATTGAATTTAACCACGGTCTGAACACTACCGCTCTTGAACGTGACGGTACCCGCACCAGCCTTATTAAACTGAATATCCCAAGTACCGTCCACGTTGTCCGTAGCGACAGCCTTAGTGGTTTCATCTACGGTGGCGTTGATGGTACCAGTCGCACCATTCGGAGACGCCGCCACATTCACCGTCACATGATCGCCGACCTTGCCCGAGATGTTCGCCGGGGACGCGGTAAGCGCGGTGACCTGAACATTCTCCGTCTTGATGGTGCCGGAATCCTCGTCGTAATACGATGGGTTAGCCAGATCAAGTTCGCCCATGACCACGGCACCGTTCGCACCGGGAGTCATCGAACCGGACAGTGTAACCACGAACGGGTCGGACAGGCTCACGGTGAACTCGCCGCCCGCGCTGATTAGCGCCTGCGGGATACGGAAGTCCTGCGCCGATGAATGGCCATCGCACACGTTATGGATAATGATGTCACGCGGAGTGTTGGAAACACATTCGGTGCCGCCGAAACGCACCTGACCCGTCTCGGATAGCGAACCGGAGATAACGCGCTTGAACTTCGCATTATGGTACAGTTCCGGAAACAGCATACCGAGGTAGCGGACGCTCGGACAGATAATGTTCAGCTCGAAACTCATTTCCTCATATGAGCCATTCGGTACGTTGATGGTGCCGGACTGCGAGGACACCTCGGTAGTGCCGGGAGTCAGGTTAATGGTGCCAGCTTCATCCTGAACGTAGTCGGGGGAGATCACCATATCGTCGATGTAGACTGTCTTCTTGCCAATAAGGGGGTAGGAGGCCATTGTTTGTCCTTTCGTCGGGCGGGACTGCACACGCGGCGACTAATGGACGGTTACTATTCTACCGTTTCGGTGGAGAGCTTGTAATCCACATTGAACCGGATGCTTTTCACCCAGCGGCCTTCCCCATCGATGGCGTCCATGTCGATGGCGGTCGCCGGATGCACGCGGATTGATACAAAGTCAATATCAGCGATGGGATTGCATGTCAGTCGGCAATACTCATGCAGACGATTGTTGACGAAGTGCAGGAGCCGGAGCATCAACTTTCCTTGTTCGATCACGTCGAAGTAGCGGCTACTGACCGTGAGCTGATCCGTGTACAGGTCGCCGTTGATGTCCACGGTGTTCGCGTTGACCCAGATGCCCTCGGCGTTCGTGACGCTACCCGTGTCCAGTACTGGGCTGGTGCCGAAGAACAAAGTCTTTCCGTAAGTGCCGAAACCCTCGTTCTGGAGGGTCATGCACATGGCCAGATCAATCATGATGGCGCTCCTATCCTAGGTTGAAATATGATTTAGCACGGCTAGCTGCGGTGTTCCTAGCCCGCTGGAGGTAGCGTACCGTGTTCGGGTGCAACCGGTTCGTGTGTTCGCGGATACGTGCGTAAGGTACGCGACTGTTGCCGAACGTGATACGCCACTTCACGGTGGAAAGCTGTTGGAAACGGCCACTGTTACGCAAAGCGCCGGTCAAGACGGGAGCGTTCTGACGTGCCATCTTGAGAATGTCCGTCATCATTCTCACTCCGCCCTTGTTCAACTGTTGGGTGGAGAGTTTGCGCGCCCAAATAGCGGACAACTGTAGGCGGTAGCTCATATGCTGTCCCTGCCATACGGGTTCCCGTACACGGTGATGAATCGGGTCTCACCCATGTCCATATCGTCGCCTCGACTGGCTTGCGTGACTTGGTACACTCTGCCATCGGACAATTCCACCATGAGATCGGGCCATAGTTCCATATTTTCCCGCAAGTTCTCGGGAACCGTGTCCGTTTGAATATGGAAGCGTCGGCTGCTGATACGCGAACCGTATTCGGTCGGCTGGTCGGACTGGGTGGAATGCTTCACAATCACCTGCAAGTCGGCCAGTCGTTCGTTAGGCAGACCGGGAGCCGTGTACCGCCAAAGCTTCGCCGTCTGGACTTGGTTAGGGAACAAGCGGAACGGGTCACAGAGCGTTGCCATAAGCGTAATCACCTCCAATGTAATCCTGCGTGTTGAGCCACCACGGCAGATTATGGTGTTTGCGAGGCATGGATAGGGTGCCACCGGTCTGAGTGCCGTTGCGGCATAGGCTCCATTGGTTGATAAGAGACTGGTACGGGGTTAACGCACGTTCCATAGCCGTTTCGGTGATTGTGGCGTAGCTTACGCTTACGTCCTCGATGCTTTTGGACGTGATACGGTCTGTCTGGTCAAGAACGTTCTGGTCTGTCTCGATGATCGCAGCCAATACAGAAGATAATGGGGCGGGCAGTTTGGTGAACCCGTGCGTTCCTGTCACGGTGACTACCGTGCCGACATTGAGACGTTCCGTGATGGTCAGGAAGTTCGCGTACATGGTTTCGGGCGTCCATCCGTCGCTCATATCGTAGTTCACGTGAAAATCGAGTTTTACGCCGTCGGTGGTCTGCACGTTGGTCACCTCCGAATACCATGCCAGTAGGGCTACGTGGCGGCCATCTCCTACGACGATTCCCACGTAATCATCCGTAATCGGGAATAGGGCTTTTTGGCATATGATGTTGGCGAGGTCTGCGAGCGCGGCGTCCTTCCATCGCGCATAGGTCGCGTCTCCCACTTGGTTGATTACGCTTGCGTCGATGTCCATGATCGCTCCTTCCGAAAATAAGTTAGGCCCTACCTCCCATTGTAGGAGATAGGGCCTTGCGGTGCAGTCCCGCTACCTTTTAGGGTAGCGTGTCAGGAGGACGCCATCAGTCCTGCGCCGATCAGAGCGTCCACCACCTGCGCTACTGTGCCGGACGTCGGGTCAACGTGAGCGGCCTTAGTGATCTGAGCATCATGACCAGCGGGGCCAGCCGGACCCTGCGGGCCACGCTCACCCTTCGGGCCGGGATCACCCTTGGGACCCTGCGGGCCCTGACCCATAGCCACGGGCTGACCTTTTTCGTCCACGAAGTTGATGACCTTGACCGTGTTCAGGTTGTCTTCCGGCAGTGCTTTGCCGCCGACCCGAGCGTACATTTCAGCGTTCATCATCACTTACCCTTCGGCTTGATGACCACGGCGGACTTCTCAGCGTCCAAACCGCCACCAGCGTAGATCTCCTGAAGATACTCGTTGGTGTTAGTGGACAGCGCGAAGTTGGTGAAAGCTTCGATGGAGGTATCGCCAACCACCGCGTAGTGGGACGCAGCCATAATGACGCCCATTGTGTTGGTGTCGTCCGTGTCCGTCCACCATTCCGGGGTAATGATCTGGTTAACGCCGAGGGCGCGGGCCAGAGTATCGTCACCGCCGAGAGCAATGTACGTATTCCCGTTAGCGTTCGCGGACATCAGCAGATCGGCCACGGTGTCAGCGTTGCACAGCAGCACCTTGTTGCCCTGAGCGCGAACCATGTGGGAGGCACGCACGAAGTCCATTAGCGGAGTGTCATCCGTCATGGTGTAGGAGAGCGCGAAACGGTTGCCCTTCCAGTCGGACGAATCGTCTGCTGCGTCGGTCACGACGGAACGGAAATGCGCCATGTCCGTATAACCACCAAGAGTGATCTGATGTTCGATGGTCTGGACGATGTAGTTCGGGAGTTCCTGCAACACGTAGCGGAGCAGAGC